AATAGGAAACTCCCGAGCTAAAAAGCGAAGTTGCATAAAGGTTGGCCTTCTGAACGCCAATGCCCAAATTGCTAGATGAGCAAGTAACTTCCCAATACCACTTGCCAGATGTAACGGCGATGGTGCCGCCGACTGTCATTGCTGTTGAAGCACCTGCGATTGACGCATCAAGGTTTCCGTTGGTCAGCGTTGTTGAGGCTTGATCAAGCGGATTCCAAGTGCAGTACGTTCCCCTTACCTCACCCCCCGCACCAGTGTCCGTGCCATAACCCGTGGGTGAATCGACGAGCGAATCGTTGCCCGCACCAGAGGCCACTGAGAAGTTGTTTGGCGTCCAGTTGTTGCTGCCCGCTGCATCTTTACCAAGGGTCGTGGCCGTGGTGCCCGAGTTATCCGAGAAGGTCAGCCTGAAGCCGTTGGTGCCGTAGCTGCCCGTGAAAGCCTTGGGTATGAGCTGGCCGGTGGTGGCGTCGGTTTCGGTGAAGCTGGTGGGATCTAGAGCGGAGCCGTCGATGAAGTGGATGTCGGCAAGGTAAGCTGCCAAATACGAACCGGCTACATTTGTTGCTTGTCCACCAATAAAATGACTGTGCGCCCCGTTGACATAGGTGTCAGTATTTAGCGCTAGGTTATTGTTAGTAGCAAAAGTCGTTATTTCGGTTCCATTCCAGTAGATTTTTAGGCGATTTGCTGCAGTAGCTTGAGTTGTGTCGCACGCAACAACTAGGTGCCCCCAAGCTGAATAATCTCTGAAAACTTGGGATGAAACCCTTAAATACGTACCGTTGCTATAAAAATCAAATGTATCGGGGCTTCCTGAAAGAATACCAAAACCAAAGTATGTGGTCGCCATCGCGTTCCAAGGATCGTTGGTATTGCCAGCCGCAAAAATAAAGCCAGACTTGGATTGCGTTCTTTTTACCCAAGCAGCAAACGTCCAGGTCTTTTGATTGGATGCGGACCCCGGAGTACGGTTCAGATACGTAGAGTCAACGCTGCCGTTGAACCTGAGGCTTCTGGAGATCTGGTAGGTAGTCGCAGCGTCAGCGCCAGCGCCAAGCAGGATGCCGTTATTGATAACGCTCATTTGAGGTCCGAAATCAGGCGGGCGGAAATGCGGGTGGCGGATTCGACGTAGTACGCCAGCACATCCACTGCGTTGGCCGTTGTCGTCAGCGTCGGTGCGGTGCCGCCGGGGAACTTGAACGCACTATTGAAGGACGCCGTTCGCCCTCCGGTGCCGTCCTGCGTGATCACGATCACACCGCTCTGGCCAGCCGTCACATTGCTAGGCGCTCCAAATGTCCGGTTGCCGCCGAGGGTGACGCTGAAGTTGTTGGCGTTGGCCATGTCGATGGTGATCGTCGCTCCATCGGTCAGTGCCGTGATGCTGCCGCGCTGGGCAACGGTGAAGTTCTGGTTGATGTTCGTACCAGCCACGGTGTAGGTGGCGTTCTGCAGCGTGACGGTCCGGTCAGCCGTTGGGTCGGTCACCGCCAGCGTGGTCTCAAAGCCGTCAGCGGTGCTGCCCTCAAATACCAGCGAACCTGCGCTGCCGATCTCCAGTGCGCCGGTAACCGTGCCACCAGCCAAGGCGAGGTAAGTGCTGGCTGCGGTGGAGCTGGTCAGCAGGCCCAGGTTTGCGGCGGTAACGTCGCCCACCGTGATCCAGGCGCTGTTGGCCGCATTGCGCAGCTTGAGCAGGGCAGGGCTGGCGCCGGTGTCGATCCACCATTGGTAGGCGTAGGTGGTGGTCGGGGCGGTCGAGCCGCTGTTCTGGCTGACGATCGCCGCAAGGATCGTGTTCAGCTCTGAGCGGAAGTTGGCGCCGCTCTGGTTCGCCAGTGAGTAGTCGGTTGCCTGCGCCATCAGGTGATCTCCCGGCCGTGGCCGACCGCCTGGTAATCGAAGTTCCTGTTCACAATGCTACCCCCGCTGTTCCTGAATGTGATCTGGAAGCCGGTTCGTGTCGCGTTAGAAAGCGTGAAGTAGTCGCCGGTCGCCATGTCCTGCGCGGTGATGCCCACACTGGGCGTGGCATAAAACGCCTTCGGGAACGTGACCGTGTAGGTGCCGGCGCCGCTGCTGAGGTTGCGCTGCGTTTCGGTGCGCCGCTGGAACTGCGTCACCACACCCAGCTGCTCCACGATCAGGTTCTGCGTCGGGTTGCTGGTCGCTGCCTGCAGCTTGAACTGGAAGCCACGCCCGCGGGTGGTGCCATTGACGAACGGCTGCCACAGGCCCCACGTCGGCGTACCGCTCGGGTTGTCGTTGGTGGCGCGCACATAAAGGCTGGCGTTGGTGGCGCTCAGGTCGTCGCCGTCGATGTCATCCCACAGGTCGATGTCCTCGCTGCGGTCGTCCACGTAGTTGCCCGGCTCAAACGCGCGGGTCTGCAGGATCGAGCGCAGGTCCATGTCGTAGACCGCGCCGAGGTCCAGCGTGTTCAGGAACTCATAGCTGCCGGTGCTGCTGGTGGCGCCGTAGTAGTCGATGTTCGTCACCGCATCCCAGTCGGTGATCTCATCCACCTCGCCGGTTGCGTCCAGCGTCAGGCCCGCCTCGTCGGCGCTGTAGATCATTGAGGTGCGGGTGCCTTGGAAAGGCGGGCTGTCGTCGTCCTCGCGGTAGGTCTGGATCAGCAGCAGATCCTGCGGCTCGGGTAGGTCCACCACCACCGATGCCACGCCGTCCGATTCGTTGTTGCTGGAGTCCACCGCACGGATGAAGTAGGTGCCCTCCAGTAGCGGAACGATCTTGCGGGTGCTGCTGCCAGCCACCGCCGGCACGATGTCGTTGGCGCGGCCCCAAGTGGCGTTGACGCCGATGTTGGGCGTGTGGCGGATGCGGATCTGCCCGCCGATGCGCACGTCGAGATCCACCGACTGCGGCCAATACAGCTCGGCGTTCTTGTCGTCGATCGGCGCAATGAACAGATCGGGGATGGTTGCCGGTGGAGCGGTCTTGCCCAGCGCCGTGTAGGTGAGGGTGGTGATGCCAGAGCGGCGCAGGCCGGGGCTCAGTGCTGTCAGCTCAAACTCGTAGCGGCCCGGCAGTGAGTTGAGGATCTCGGTGTCGGGTGAGCGGGTGGCCACCACCGTCCAGTTGCCGCTGTCCACGCGGTAGCGCAGCTCATAGCGCGCGGCAGACTGCACCGGCTGCCATGACACCAGCACCTTGCTGAACACCTGCCCGCCACTTTCGTAGAGCAGTTCTGATGCCTGCAGGCCGGTGGGCGTCGAGGGTGTGGTGTCGAGCGCCGTCACATCACGCGGCTGCAGCGGCACATCCCGCTCGATGTAGTCGTACTTGCTGGGGTCATGCGCCAGTGCGCTGATGGCAAACACGCCGTCTTCCTGCTCCTGCACGCTCAGCACGCGCCACAGCGATGGCTCTAGGTCGGTGGTGCCGATCACCCATGGCGCGCCAGCTGGCGGCACCGCACGCAACGCAGACGGCAGGGTCAGCGTGCTGCCGTTAAGCGCCGTGCCGGCGATGCCCTCGACCGTTTGCGTGGTGCCATCGGGCAGGATCACGCTGAAGTCGATGGTGGCCGGCATACCGTCCGCGAACAGATCCTCGGCGGAGCGGTCCAGCGTGAGAGCCTGCGCGGTGCCACCAGTGATGCGGCCGCCACGGAAGCGACCAGCGCGCACCGGATCGGTCACCTGAATGACCATGCCAGGGCGCACCACCATGCCCTCGGCGGTCGCGGTGCTGAAGCTGCACACCTCGGTTTCGTTCTGCTCGGAATACAGCAGCCACTCACCGATGCGCCGCGCTTGGCCGCGGCTGGTGCAGGCAAAGGCCGACACCTCCGCCTTGACCACGCCGAACTTGCTGATGCCGGCGGCGTCCTCCACCACCTCGTAGGCGATGTCGCGGGTCTCCAGGTCCAGGTAGCTGACCACCGCGACGGTGTGGCGGGTCTTGAGGCTGCTGCCGCTGTAGCTGAAGCCCTCCTCGGTGACGTTCGACTGGGTGAAGATGTAGCTGGGGTCGGCGTCGCGGTCCTGCGCGATCGTCAGGCTGCCGGTGCTCCAGTACGGCATGGCCCGGAACACCGAGCACATGTCGTTGATCAGCTTGTAGGCGTCCTCCTGCGTCTGGATGTTTATGTTGCAGGAGAACCGCGGCTCGGTGCCGCCAAAGCCATCGGGCACCAGCGCGCTGGCGTATTGGCTGGCGGCATAGAACGCCCACTTATCCAGCTGGCTGGCGCTGATGTGATCACCGAACCCGTAGCGGGTCGATGTCAGGAGGTCCCACAGGATCCAGGCAGGGTCGCTGCACCATTGCGCAGCAGCGAAGGTGCCATTCCACACACCGCTGTAGATCAGCCGGCCCGTGGTGGCATCCACCGTGGCGTTGTTGGGGATCCGCACCTTGATGCCCCGGATTCGGTAGGAGCGGGTGGGAATGTTGCTGAACTGCTCGGCGCTCAGCGTCATGCCGATCACCGCGCTGTTTGGGTAGGTCGTCTTGGCGTAGATCAGCTCGGTGTAGCTGGCCCAGAAGATCTCGTCCTGGATGCTTTCAGAGCCGCTCTGCGGCGCATCTGCTGTCAGCCGCACCACGCGCACCGATACCGGCGGCGCCTGCGTCAGGTCAATGCGATAGCGGCGCTGATACAGGTCAGCCGTGCGGCCGGTGAAGGAGTCCTGAATGACCGTGGTGTACGGGCCGCCGTTGTAGGAGGTCTGGATCTGAAACTCCACCTGCCGGCCATCCACGTTGCCGTTGGCGCGGAAGATCTGTAGCGCCGGCACCGATAGGGTGACGCGCACGCCGTTCACGTCGGTGTCGGTGATGGTGCGGGTCACAGGCGCAGCCTGCGTCACCTTCACGTTCACCGGCACCTCGCTTTGCGTGGAGGTGCCGATCTCGGTCAGGTAGCTCTGGCTTTGCGTGCCCAGCCGAAAGCTGATCGAGCTGTACTCAAAATTGAGGTCCGCGCGCGTGAGCGTTGATGCGGGGTCGGCGCCATCGCGCAGCACCGGGGTGTTGTTGAAGTAGATGTCCTTCAGTGCCGCGTTGTACCAAGCGGTCGTGAAAGGGGTGTAGCTGCGCTGGGCCGGGAAGCCCTCGATCTCGCCCTCGCTCAGCAGGTCGATGACGCGCGCAAACTGGCGTGATTCGAGGTTGTCGCGCGTGACCGATGGCGAGGCCGGTGCGCCGCCACCGCCTTTACCGCCGCCACCGCCACCGCCACCTGCGCCAACAATCAGCTCATCCATCAGACCGGCACCTCCTCGGTGTTGATGCCAGCCGAGATGGTGACGCTGCCCACAACGGTCTCGCCGTAGACGATCGGCACCGGCACACCTTGGCGCGACACGTTCTGGATGCCGCTGAAGCTGTAGGACTTGCGCGGGTCGTTGGTGCTGTCAGATCCGGTCTGCATCTGCGGCATCGGTGTCAGCAGCTGCGCTACCCCGCCAAGAGCTAGCGAGGCGCCGACGCCCACCAGCAGCTGAACGCCAAGCGCGCCGATGCCCGGCACCAGCAGGCCCACGGCAACTAGCGCAACGCCCGCAATGATCCGGCCGACAGCGCCGGCGCCTTGCACCACCGGCACGATGCGGATCGGCTCGCCAGCGGCGGACGGATACTGCAGCTGCTCAGGATGTGCGCCAGCCTCCAGCTCAAAGCGGCCCACGCTCACCTTGTAGTGATGCTTGACCATGTGCCCTTCCAGCTGCGGGAAGTTGGCCAGCAGGAACCGCACCGCCTCAGCCGGTGAGCTGACATCGGCCTCAAAGCTGCGCTGCCCGAGGAACTTGGCCAATGCCCCGTAAACCTTGATGACTCGCAGCATCACGCGCACCTGCTGGAGTGTCTGAGCACACGGCCCGTGTTCTTCTGATAGTAGCCACCGTAGACATCCCGCGAGCTGAGCCGGCCGCGAATGTGATGCAGGATCATCTGCTGGCCAACGTAGACAGCGCAGTGGTTCAGGCCCGGTGAGTCCATCGAGATCAGCAGCATGTCGCCCACCTTGATCTCGCCGCCGGTCACATCAACAAAGCCGGTCTCCTGCCAGCAGTCGTCAAACATCGGCGCAGCGTTGAAGTCCACCGGGTTGATTGGCCGCTGCCAGTCGCGCAGCTGCAGGCCCCAGGCGCTGTACCAGTCACGCACCAGCGTCCAGCAGTCGCTGACGCCCCACACCCACTGCCGGCCGATCAGTGGCGCTTGGTAGCCGCTGGGGCGGTGCTCGCACCATGCCTTAGTGCCGGGGTTGACGATGAACCACGGCAGGCCGCTTTGCTCGCACGCCATGCGATCGGCATCGCTGGGCACCGCCGGAGTAGTCGGGTGGCTGTGGAAGATGGCGAACACGTCGCCGGCATCCTCGGCCGCGGCGTAGTCGTCCGGGTCAAGAATAAAGAAGTCCTGCGGCGTTGGCGCCAGGTTGCGGCAGGGCCAATACCGCCGGCGGCCCTTGATCACCACCACCAAGCCGCACGCCTCCCGCGGCGCTTCTTTCAGCGCATGGGCCAGCGCGTCATCCTTCCACGCCATCACACATAGCCTCCGATGCCAGGGAAGGATCCGAACGGGATCTCGGCGTTTTCACCAAACCGCAGTTTGCAGCTCGTCAGGCGCTTGCCGCACACATCCTTCAGCGGATCGCCGGTGCCGGTCTGGATGCGAGGCTCACCGGCCTGCGAGATGCCCGCCTGCCATACCTGCACATCACCAGCGGTGAGCAGCACTAGGTTGGCGTCGTTCTGGATCACCGCGCGGTTGGCGAACCCCGTTGCTGCGTTCACCTGGTAGACCGCCGAAACGGTCGTGAGCGTGCCGTATCCCACCGGCGCGCGAAACGGGTTGCCTAGGCTGGTGGTGATCGTTGCGCTGAAGGTCTCATTCAGCCGCCAGAGCCCCGTGGAGCTGACCACGGTGGCCGCTGCGCCTGATCCACTGGTCTGCCGCCACCGGCGCGTTGCTGACGGGTACAGCGGCGCCTCAGCCGATGGGATCGTCTCGCAGGTAGCTGAGAGCTGCAGCGTGATCGACCGGCTGCCGACGTTGAAGGTGTAGTTGGCCGTGCGGTTGGTGCCCGCCGAGTAGCTGTCGGCATTGCCGAGCACTTCATGGAAGAAGGCGCCGTTGCGGCCGGCGCGGATGTCATCCGGCAGCCAGTTCAGGTAGGTGATGCTGGTCGGTGCCCCGAGGTTCGCGGTGTTGGTCTGCCAGACCACCGCATTGCCTGAGGTGTAGAGCACTAAGTTGCCGTCTGTCTGCATGGTCAGCCGGTAACCGCCAAGCCCGCCGGTGTTGGTCTGCCACAAAAACCCGAGGCTCTGCTGCTGTGACTTGTCGCGGATGAAGAAGTCGCCGCGCGGGCCAACGCGCGCGATGTACCAGCCATTGGCTGAGACGATCTGCTGCTCTAGGAAGATGCTCGACCCAGCACTCAGCGTGGCGCTGCCGGCCGGGAAGTTAGGCGCCGCTGCGCTGTTGAGCGGGGTGTCGTTCTCATCGAAGTAGTTGGTGCCGGTGTAGCCGCACTCAGCGCCGCGGTACTCCCATTGGCAGATGTTGCTGATGCACTGACGCTTGGGCGCGCGCACGCCCGCCAGATCGAACGCTGCAGCCAGCTCAAACTCCACCACGTCGCGTGTTTCTGCTGTTTTGCGATCGACGTAGTAGATCTCCTGCGGCGCCTCAGCATCGGGATCCGGCGTGCCAAACGGGTTGACGCCACCGTCAAAGTTGACCGGATCAAGGAACCGGCTCAGCGTGCGGATGCGGATGAACTTCGCGCCGGTCAGGTCGTTGCCCGGCGTGGTCTCATTGACCGCGATCATGATTGCCGTGATCGTGCTCAGCAGGTTGGCCACCCTGAGCTTTGGCCGCGGCAGCTGGCCGTTGCCGCTGTATTCGAAGCCCTCCGCCTGCACCGGCAGGGCGATGTAGCTGTTGCCCTTCCAGATGATCTCGCCGGTGTTCGTGAACTTGCCGTTGCCGCCGTTATGGAAGCGGTAGATCTCGTTGGTGCCGTGTACCGCTGCATTCAGGTGCAGCTCGTACAGGTCGATGATGGCGAACGGGGAGCTTTTGATCAGCTCCTCAAACATCATCGTCATAGATCAATCACCTCACGGAACTTGGCGTTGATGTTGTTGAGGTTGCAGGCGCTGTGCTCGCTGCTCCAGCTCTCGCACACGAACGCGCGCGTCTCACCGTGCGGCGTTGTCCAGTTGAACTGCTCGACGCCACCGCGGGCTGAAAGGAACGTGAGGATCTGATCGCGCTCGGTGTCGGTGCGGTTCTCAAACACCAGATCCCACTGCTTGAGGTCAGTGCGCAGGCCATAGCGCAGCCGCTGCTCGTAGCCGTCGCCAAACTTGACGGTGCGCACCGTTGGCTGGCTGTTCTGCGCCGCCGGGAAGCTGGGTGTCCAGGTGAAGGTCGTAGCTGCCATGGTTTATGCCGGGATCAGGCCGCCAGGCCGCTTCTGCTTGATCAATTCTGCCTGCACCGCCTGCGCGATCACACGCGCCAGCGCTGCGCCTTGACCCTGATCGCCCTGCACGCTGGTGCCCTTGGCATCCACGTTCACGGTGATGCTGGTGCTGCCGCCACCGGCTACGCCGAGCTTGCCATCAGCGCCACGCCGCAGGGGCAGGATCGCCTCTGGACCGGCCTCACCCATCAGGCCGAGCCGGCCAGCGCCACCGTTCGCAAAGGGGAAGATGGTGGGGCGGTTGACGATGCCGCCCATCGCAAACGCCTGCAGGCCGTTACGGTCGAACGCGCCGCCATTAGCGAAGACCCCGCCGGGAAACAGCTTGCCCTTGGAGAGCAGGCCAGCGCCGCTGGGGAAGCCGCCACCCGGCAGCAGGCTTTGGATTGCCTGCAGGATCGGCGCGATAATCAGCAGCCGCGTCACCATCCGGGTGGTCTCCTCCACGATCGACAGCGCAAACTGCCGGAAGCTGAAGGTGCCGGTGGTGGTCAGCGTCACGATGGCATCTTCTAGGCCCTTGAAGGCGTTCTGCGTCAGGCTGCTGATGCCTTGTCCCAGCGTGCCGATGCTCTCCAAATAGGAGCTGATGCCATCGCGGAAGCCGGCCAGAACGCCTCTGGTGGTCTCCGTTGCGCTGCCCCACTGGGCCGTTTTCAAGGCCGCCTCATAGGCTTCGTCGCCCAGTTTCTTGTAGGCGTCCTTCAGCTCGGTTTTCTCCTGCACGTCGAGCTTCTGCAGCTCAATGCTGCGCGTCCGCTGGATGTTTGCTTCTTGCTCAACGCTCAGCGCCCGTGCCATCTCCTTGTTGGCGGCGTCGATCACCGCACGGCGCTTCTCGTCGTACTCCAGCTGGATCTTCTTGACCGGATCGGCCTCGCGCAGGATGGCCAGCTCGGCCTTGGCCTGCTCCAGCGCGCTCCTCGATGCCGTCAGCGCCTCACGCGCTTGCCGGGCCTTGTCCGCCGCAGCCTTGGCGCTGTTTCCGCTGCCGCTGTTGCTGCCCAGCGCGCTCAGGTCAGGCGTAAAGGTGTTCAGGCCACTGTTGGGGCCGGGCTCGTCCTTGCTGGCGCGGTTGTTGGCAGTCCGCTGCGGCCCCATCTGGAACGCCCGCACGCCCACGCCGGCAAGGTAACCGACAGGGCTGGCGCCAGCCAGGTTGACCGCCATCTTGCCGGCTGAGCCCAGCGCCTTGCGGATCGGCTCAGGCAAGGCGTTCCACAGCGTTGCGATTGCTTTTTGCACTTGCCCGAACGCTTGCCGTGCGGCGTTGGCAATGAAGCCGAACGGGCCAGCAAATGCATTGCCGATGGCGGTTGCAGCGCTGCTGGTGGCGCCCACCAGTGACTGCCAAGCGTTGCTCACGCCTTGAGCAGCTGCCCTGCCAAATGCCGCCACGTTCTTCATGGCGTTCTGAAAGTCGGTGCTGATGATCGTGCCGACGTTGTTGACCCAGCTCCTGAAGCCTTCGTTGTTGTCGTAGAGCGCCTTGCCCAGCAGCCCGAGCGCCGTCACGCCAGCAGCCACCCAGCCCCAGCCCGGAATCGCCAAAATCGCCAACCGCAGGCCCTGAAGGTGCCCGATCAGCATCGGCATCACACCGCCAGCCAGCGCGGTCTGGTAGCGCAGAATCTCCATGCCGTTGGCCAGCGATGCGACCACGCTTAGGCCGCCCTTCAGTAGGCCGCTCAGCGGACCCCACGCCAGCGCCAGCGTGGCGGCCCCAACGGCCGCGGCCTTCAACGGCTCGGGCAAACTGTTGAATCCGGTCACCGCCGCCGTCAACGCATCAGTGATCTGATCCAGCGCCGGCAGCAGCGCGATGGTCAAATCCATGCCGAGCGCACGCACCTTGCCGCCAAGCATCGCCAGCTTGTCGTTGTATTCATCCGCCTTCTGCGCAAAGGCGGTGGTCATCTTGGTGCTCATCTTGTCGATGGCATCGCCGCCCATGTTGAGCAGCGGCACCAGCTCCGCACCGGACTTGCCAAACAACCGCAGCGCCAGCGCCGTCTTGGCCGCACCGTCAGGCATGGCCTTGAAGCGGTTGGCCACCTCCAGCATCACCCGGTCGGCAGACTTCAGCGAACCGTCAGCGTTCTTCACGTTGACGCCCAACGCTTGGAAGGTGGCTGCCGACTCCTTGCCGCCGGCAGCAGCGTCCACCATGGCCTTGTTCAACTTGACTAGGCCCTTGCTCACGCCCTCCAGATTGGTGCCGCTCACCGCCGCGGCCTTGTTGAAGCGGCTCAGCGCCTCGACCGATACGCCAGTGGCCTGCGACAGGTCGTTCATGCTGTCGGCCGCATCCAGCGTGCCCTTCACCATGCCCGCGAGGCCCGCCACGCTCAGCAGCGGAGCAAGGGTGCCCAGCGCCCCGGAGAGGCCCGCAGAGGCGCCTGTGAGCCCCCGCATGGCGCCGCTGACGCCCTTGGCCGAGGTCTCCAGCGAGGTCAGCCCGCGGTTGAGCGCGACGATCTTGTTGCCGCCATCAACGTCGGCGCGGATCTTCAGCGCGGCGTTCATGTTCATCGCCATGCCTCAGTCCCCCTGCTTTGCGATGTAGGCCAAAACTGCGCCTTCCATGATCTGCAGATCCTCCAGCAGGGCGCGGTGGGTGGCCTCCTCTGCAATCAGTTTAAGAACCCACGCCACTGCCACATAGTCCAAGCCCACCGGGCCGCTCATGCCGGTGCGCCATTGCGTTTGCACGCGCAGGAACAGCTCCACCACCGGCCAGTTCTCATCCCACACCTCAAACTCATCGGCAGCCGCGATCGGCTCCGGCAAGCTGACGCCCAGCACCGCGGCGTCATCCTCTGTCTCATCCTGCTGGCCGCCGCGTGCCCAGTGCTCTGCGGCCTCAATCAGTTTTTTCGCTTCGCTCCCAGCAGCGAGTTGATGTAGCCCTCGACCACAGCAGCAGACACGCCGGGCACGTCCAGCAGCTGCGCCTTGGCGGTTGCGCTGTAGGGCACATCCTTGCCGGCGTCGTCGGTAATGCCCTTCCAGCCGGCCAGCACCTCATCCGCCACCTCTAGGTCGGTGGTGGTCTCCGCTCTGGCGGCCGCGATGATCTCGTTATTGCGAGCCTGCGGCAGGCGCTTGAACTCGGCGTCGAATGTTTGCCGGTCGAACCGGCCGCCGTCGATGGGGATCTCGACGGTGACCGGCCAGACGTAGGTGTCGGACTGCTTGAGGACAAACGCCATGCAGGAAGCTCCTTGGGTTAGGTGAAGGAGAGGGTCAGTTCATCGTTGCCAGCGCTGGTCGGAATAGCCAGGTAGGGCAGGTTCAGCATCTGGATCCCGTCCTGGTCAGAGTAGGTCGGGCTGCCGATGTCGGACTGAGCGGTGGTGAACGTCACGATGTTGCCAGCTGTGGCGCCGTGCTGGAAGCTGATGCTGCCAGTGCTGGAACCGTTGGCGATCGTGAAGAAGTCCTTGGTGGCGATGCTTGGCGCCTCGATCACCACGGTGCCGTTGGGGCCGCGGTTGGTGATCAGCACCTCCTTAGTGCAGCCCACCAGTTCGCGGTAGACGGTCTCGTTGGCCAGATCGAAATTCAGGCTTTGCAGGCAACCGCTGTAGCTGAAGATCGAGAAATTGCTGGTGTTGCCGTTCTTGAAAATGAGCGGCGCAGCCTGGTTGGCGTAGGTCGGCGCGGGCAGCGTCTCGTCGGTCGGGGCGTTGTAGATCCCGGTCATCGTGAAGGTGATGAAGGGGATAGCCCCCACCTCCGCGCTGAGGCTCCAAGTGCCACGGCAGCCGGTCACCTTGTGACGAATGCCGTCGTTGTGGAAGTGGATCGTCACCGAGCTGAAGCTGCTGCTTACCGGCGCGTAGGTCACGCTGGTGGTGGCCACCACGGTCTCGGAGAGGCCGCAAGCCTTCAGCACCGGGCCGTAGGCCGGGGCGGTGCCAGCGGTGCCGGAGCCAGCCAGTTCAACCTCAAAGCTCACCTCGACGCGGGTTTGCGCGAGCAGCTGATCGCTCACGCCGAGGTAAGGGCGGATGAGGTCGCGGGAGACGGTTTCCGCCTGCAGCGGGGTGATCTCCAGGTTGCGCACCAGGATGGCGTTGGATGCACCCGTGGGGGTGGGATCCGTGCCGTAGGTGGACTCAGTTTTTGCCAGGATTAGGCGCTTGCGGCTCAGGAGCGGCATTGCTCGTTACCTCTTTTTGGGGTTCGGAGAAGGTGGCCGGCTCGGTGCGCTCAATGAGCTTGCGTTTGCCGGTTTTGGGATCCAGGAGGTAAGTCCCGCCCTGGCCTTGATACTCGTCCATCGTAGCCATCATCCCGTTGCCAGATTAGTGACGTTGGTGCGGTAGCGAATCAGGTAGTCGCAGCTGATCACGCCAGCTGGCTGATCCGCCTCCACCAGCTCAAAGGTTACGGCCTGCGGCTGGATGTCGATGGCGTATCCGCCCAGGGTCAAGTCTGCCATCAGCTTGCTGTGCAGGCTCTCCACGGTGGGGTCGGCCAGCTGGTCTGGAATGGCGCCGCGCACGATCACGCTGATGCGCACCGTCAAGCTCCAGTCCATCGTGGGCAGGCTGGTGTTCTGCTCGGCGGTGTCGCTGACGGGCTCAATCACGATGGCCGGGCTCTCGCCGCGGCTCATCGGCTCGACACGGCTGCGATAGATCCGCGTGCCCACCCCGGTGGTGTTGGTGAGCGCTGTGCGGACAGCGGCCAGGATTGTTTCGCGGCGGGTCGTCATACCTTCTGCAATCCAATCTCAACAAAGGCGCCATCGTCTATCAGCCGGGTCTCGCGCACCGTGTAGGCCACCGTCGCCACGGTGATGCTGTCCCCGTACTTCAGGCTGCCGAAGTCAGCAGCCCGTGCGGTCAAGGCATAGTCGGTGCTAAGCACCATCTCGCCCGCCAGCACCTGCGTGGGCATGTCCAAGATGCCCAATGCCGTAACGGCGCCAGCCGTGCAGCTGACGCCGAAGTCGTTCAGGAACACCGCCAAATCTTCAGTCAGCGCCATTGGCGGCCTCCGCCTTGGCCTTGCGGGTGCGCGGCTTGGGCTCCTCGGCCGGCGCCTCAACAGCGCGACCCATGCGGATCAGCTGCTGCGCCACGTCCGTGTCCAGCTCGTAAGTCTTGCCGGCTTCAAGGTAGGAGCCTTGGGCGGCGCAATCGTTAGCGATCAGAACCTTCATGGAAAAAAGGGGGGCGGTTGCCCGCCCCCAGCTCCTTATCAGGTGGTGATGTCCAGGATGGCGGCGAAGCTCTTGGGATCGCGCACGGCCACGTCGTAGGAGACGATGCCGCGAACGCTGGTCAGAGCCTTGCTGAAGTCGTCCTGATCCTCGCCCACGGTGATCTCGAGGCCGTTGCCCCAGAAGCCGACCATCGCCTGGCTGAAGTCACCCATCACCAGAGCGGAGCAAACGCCGCTGCTGGAGCCCTTGGTCAGGTTGCTGGGAACCTGGTTGGTCAGGGCCAGAGGGTAGCCGTTCAAGTTGGCGGGGGTAGGACCGCGGCCGATGGCGTTCAGCTGGTCGTTCACCAAGAAGGGGCCATCGCCGGTGGTGGAGCCACCAGCACGCAGCTTCTTGAGAGCAGCGGACACCTTGTAGTTGGTGAGGTAGGCCACGTTTGCGGCGTTCACCACACCGTTTGCCTGCATCACAGCAGACTCAAGATCCACCACCTTCTCAACGGTGATCGCGCCACCGTTGGTGCCCATGGCCACCGAACCGATGCCGGAGGTCTGCATGATGCCGGTGGGCTGGCCGCTGGAGCCAGAGCCGTTCAGGATGCCCAGGTCGATGGCCAGGTTGATGCCATCGGTCAGGTCACGACGCACCAGCTCCTCGATGCCAGGGGTGCCCTGGAGCAGGGTCTGGCGGCTGTACTTGGACAGAGCGGCCAGGTTCTTGGGGCTCATGGTCACCTGGTCGAAGGTGGACTCCGACTGGGTGATGGCGGTGGTCTGGGTGCTCAGGTAGTAGGTCGAAGCCACACCGGAACGGCGGGGGATCGCCACGTTGCCTACCAAGCCAGGCATGGTGCGCACGCCCAGCTGGAGCATCAGGGCGTTGTTCCGCAAAAACTCGATGAAGTCATCGGCCAGCAGATCGGTGGCGACCAGGTTGCCGCCGGTGGTGGCGCCCGAGGTCACATAGGTGGCGCGCTGGCTCAGGGCTGCGAACGGCACGAAGAAGGAGCGCTCGGTGGTCTTGGACACACCGGACTTCTCCACCTCCTTGCTCAGCTCGCGCACCAGGCCGGCCTCGCGGCTGGACCAGTCGCCGGTCAGCATGGCGCGGATGCCAGCGGTGATGCTGTAACCGGCACGCTCCTCGGTGGCCATCTCAACGGGAGCCACGGTCTCAACCGGCTTGGCGCCCAGCTTGTCGAGGACAGCAGCGCGGGCCTCGTCAAGGCTGCGGCCGCCTTCAATCAGCTGACGGCCAAGATCGGCCATGCCGTGCTTTTCGGTCAGGGCGGTGATGCCGCTGATGCGGGCGCGCTCGGCCTTGGCAGCCTCAGCAGCCGCTTCAGCCCGCACCGCCGTCAGATCGGGGGTGTTTTCCATCGGAACCTCAGGTTCTGTTTCGGGGGTTGGTGATGCGGCTGGGGCCGCAGGATCGGTCTCAAGTGACCGACCCATACCCACAGTGGGGTCTGCAGGTATGCTAACCACGCTAATCTCGTAAGGAGCCCAGCTGGTAGCAACGAAGTCGCCGCTGCCTCTTTGCTCCATTTCGCTGATTGCGTAGCCAAAGGAAACATTACGCAGCACGCCGTCGCGCACATCAGCCAGCACCTCCTGCGCAAAGGCGTTGCGGCTGAACTTCACCGTGGCATAGCCACGCTTCTTCTCGCCGTCGATCCAGGCGCGCTCGACCACGCCGATCACCTTGTCGGGATCGTGGTTGAACAGCAGCGGCGCCGAATCGTTCAGGCGGCTCAAGTCAGCGCTGCGAGTGTCATGCTGCAGCACCTCGTTGCCGAAATAGCGAGCCACTGGGTACTCGCTGGAGAACGGGAACTCGATGGTGCGCTCGTCATCGCTGACCGTGAAGTCAGCAACCTCAGAGCGCTTCAACAGTTGCCCTTCAAGGTCACGCGATAGGTCCATCGCTGTCCTCTGCATCTAGGTTGTCTTCCACATTATCGGTCGGCTCTGGCGCTTCTTCGCTGATCTCCTGCTCAGGGGTCTCCGCCATCTCGTGCTCGTGCTCGGGGTTGCTGTCGAAATACAGCTCCAGCTCGTCAGCGCGATCCACCTCAGCCTTGCGGGCCAGCAGCAGCTCCTCCAGGTCGCCGCCTTGCTCAGCCACCACATCCGCCTGCGTCTTGAACCCGCAGCGCACCGCCTCCTTGTAGGCGTCCACCTCCTTGGCCGGATCCACCCAGGCCCAGCCGCGTGGCATCCACCGCACCTGGCGGTAGCGCTCGGGGTCGGTCTCGTAGGCCGGCAGGTTCAGCACGCCGCTCAGCACCGCCATCTCCAGCCATGCCTCAAACACCGGCCGGTGGAAGTTCTCGATCATGAAGTGCTGCAGCGCCTTCCAGTTCTCGCGGTCCTCCAGCAGGCTCAGCCGGCTGCTGCTGTAGTTGGTCTGGCTGAAGTCGCGGCTGATCGTCTCGTAGCTGCAGCCCACACCGGCCGCCATCGCGCGCAGCATCGCCCGCATGAACGGCTCCAGCTGGCCGTCAGGCGCATCGAGCTGCGGCACCGTCACGCTCTCGCCCGGAGCCAGATACTTGAACACGCCCGGCTCAAAGTTGCTCACCCGCTCGCCGTCGTAGACCTCATCGCCCATCAGCTCGCCCTCGGGGCTGGTGATGAAGCCCATTAGCGCGCTGCTGGCGCGTGCCCGCACCACCTCGGCCTGCTCGTAGCCGGCCACCATGTGCAGCCGCTGGATAGCGCTGGCCAGCATCGGCACGCCGCGGGTCTGGCCGGGGCGGTCCATCAGGTAGAGGTGGATCACCTCCTCGGCAGCCACGAAGCGATGGCGAGGTGCGCCCACCGGCGTGCCGCCAACACCGCTATCGCCAGGGTGCTTGGTCAGGAACGCATAGCGCACCGGCCGGCCCCAGCGGTCCAGCTCGACGCCCATCCGCCACTCGTTGCCCTCGACCGTGCTGCCGCCGGTGTAGGTGTCATCCAGCAGGTCGCTCTCGATGATCTCCAGAGCGAACGGCACCTTGCTGCGCCCGAACGGCTGGCGCACCATCCGCACGAACACCTCGCCGCTCTCGGCCATCGACCCCACCAGAAGTCGCTCGATGTCACTGAAACTCAACCGGCCCGCCGTGTGGCAGCTGTCCTTGCGGCCCCACACTGCCCAGGCGTTCTCAATCGCATCATTGACCGTCTGATCCAGCCGGCCGCCGCCGCGTTGCATCCGCACCTGCGCCTGCATCCTGATGCCGGTGCCGATCACGTTGTTCTTCACCGCGCGGATTGCCTGGCGCGCATAGTCGTTGTCGCGCACCAGCTGACGCGAGCGGTTGCGCAATCTCGGCAGGCTGCCCTTGATCTCAGCGTCGGCGCTGGTGCCGCCCGTCACCCAGTCGCTCGTCAGTCGGCTGACCTTCGCGCCCTCATACATCCGCCGCCGTGGTGCTGGCAGCGTCTCCGGTGTGCGGCGGAACAGCTCGCGCAGTGCAGAACGGACGCCCATCAGAATCTCACGAACAGGTTGTGAGGATTGCCAAGACCGTTGGCGATCAACGCCGCCTTCTGCTCACGCTTCACCTCAGCCTTCAGGCTACTTTCCAGCGTCAACAGGTCGGCCATTTCCATCTTCTTCAGCCGCCGGCTGCCGATGCTGTATTCAGCAACAGCGCCGCCCGAGATCATCGCGCGGATCGCGGCCTGCACAGCATCGAGATCCTTCTGCGCTTGGCTCCGGTTGTCCACCGCTGCCGGCGTGCCGACATAGGCCAGGTTGGCGTCGATCTCAAACTGCCCAGCGCCGAGCGTGACCGTCTCGCCAGCCTTGGTGGCCACCGCCTGCCAGTAGCCGGTGTCGTCAGCGTGGAAGCCCTCGGTCGTTGTTGCCGACAGGCTGAACTCCCAGCCCGTGCCGTAGGCGGTGCCCGTTACCGTGGCGCCGTGGTTGTTGCGGTTGAAGCGGAAGTAATACTTCAGCGTCCAGTCCGCGCTGGTGATCGGGTTGCCGAGCGTGTCCGCGCTGGCAACATCGCGCCACTTGACCGTATCGCCTTCAGTTATCCGCGCAGGGAAGTTCACGGCCTCACCAGCTGTTGACGAACGCCGACGGCGCGGCTCCTCCCGATCTTAGGCGCGCCTTGCGCGGCTCAGCATCTCCATTCTGCAGGCGCTTCTCCAGCTGGTCCCAGATCGTTCTCCGGTCGTATCGCTGATAGAGCCGATTTAACGCCGCATAGGCGTAAACCATGCAGTCCAGCGCCTCGTTCCGTGCGCTTGGTTTCTTTACCCACTCCCTCACGGGGAAGCCCTTCACATACCGGAGCGCCTGCTTCTCTGCCGTCAGCTGCTCAAAATACTCACCGCCCGTTTGCGCATGAAAGTGCAGATAGCCCGGCCCCGGCTCGTTGTGCTTCAACCTGCCGAACAGCGTGGTCTTGATCGTGTCGCCACCGACCGGGAACACCAGCGCGCCGCGCTTCAGCGTCTGCCCACGCGCGTTGATGTCCACCTTGGCCGGCTTGCCGATGGGTGGCTTGTTTCGCTGGCTCTGGCCCTTGATGGCGATCACGCCCGCGCCTTGCCGCTCCCTGGCGTACTGGTAGACCTCCGCTGTCGCGTGGCCGCCCGAGTCCACGCAAATCACATCGGCCCGCAGCTTGCCGCCACCAGCGTGCTCCCACTCGTGCAGCACCAGCATGTCCAGCTGCTTCCACACCTCCGGCCGGCACGGGTCGCCCGCGATCTCCTGGTGGTCAATTAGCCAGCCCTCCTCATCGCGGCCCCAGGCCCACACGCTCACCGCCAGGCGGTCGCCAGCAGATCCACCGCCGCCCTGCACGTCCACGCCGATGGTCACCGCCAGCGCGCCATCCGGCACCACACCCGCCGCATAAGGCTCACACCGTTGCAGCAGCGCATCAGCGCTCACCTTGCTGGCAAAGTCCTCCTCCCATGTCTCCGCCAGCCGGGTGTTGACGAACGACTTCAGCATCGGCGCATCAGCCTTGGCCCGCAGGAAGTCGTCCACCATGTCGGCCCAGCTCAGCCAGCCCAGCGGGCTGTAGAGCCCCGACAGCTGGAAGCCAGCCGTCTTGCCATCGCTCGGTGCCGTCGCGCGCCATTCGCCCTGCCGCAGCAAAGCCGGCTTGTGGATCTCAGCAAACCGCTCGCGGCAGTGCTCGCACTCGTAAACCGCCGTAGCCGGGTCGTTCTTCTCCCACTTCAGCTGCGGCCATTTCAGCCATTGCATCGCCCCACAGCTGGGGCATGGGCAGAAATACCTACGCTGGTCGCTGCGCAGATACTCCGCCTCGATCCGGCTGAAGTCCTTCACGGTCGGCGTGCTGGTCAGCAGGATCTTGCGCCGCGCAAACGTCGTCGCCCGCTTTTCCGCCAGGCTCACCGGGTCGCCCTCGCCATCCACATCAGCCGGGAAGGCGTCGATCTCGTCCATGAAGATGTACCGGCACGGTGTCGAGCGCAGGCCCGTCGCGCTGTTGCTGCCGGTGAGCAGCATCATCCCGCCAGGAAACTCCTTGGCAAACATCGTGTTGCCGCTGTCGCGGCTCCTGGCCGGTGCGATCTTCTCCGTCAGCACCGGCGTCTCGCTGATCAGGCTCTCCAGCCGCTGCTTGCTCAGCCTCTTGGCCATCTCCACGGTGGGCTGCACCAGCAGCATCGGCCCCGGCGCGTGGTCGATCACATAGCCCAGCCAGTTGCTGCCGCTCTCAGTCTTGCCCGTTTGCGCCGCAAACATCATCACCACCCGCTGCACGCTGCTAGTCGTGCTCAGGCAGTCCATCGGCTCGCGCAAGTAAGGCGTCCTTCCCGTCCGCCACGGTCCAGGCTCCGCGCTGGCTTTGCTGCTAAGCCGCCGGTGCTTGTCCGCCCACGCACTCACCGTCAGCGGCGGCTCCGGTCGCAGCCCATCCATGAACGCGGTCTGCCAGACGCTCATGGCTCCACCTCCACCAGCGCCAGCAGCGCATCACGGTGCTCATCGCTCAGCAGCTGGTGGATCACCGCAGGGTCGGTCTCGCCCGCCAGCTGGTGGCTCAGCCGGTCCGCCAGGTTGCTCAGCGCTTCTCTCACGCTGCGTCCAATCTGAAACGCCTGCTTCTTAACCTCCTCGGCTGGCACCAGCTCCTTGCGCTGCTGCGCCACCTGCAGCTTTGCCAGTTCCGCCTGGTAGTGCTCGCGTCTCGCGCGACTCTCGTTGAGATCTGGGATCGCATCATCCGGCAGCGCCTCGATGGCCCGCTTCAGCTCACGCGGGTTGGCCGGCAGCTCCACCTCTACCGGATCCGGCTGGCTCACCTTCGCGTTGTGCGTCGCCTTGGTGTTCTTGCGCCACAGCTCCAGCGCCAGGTCGCGGTCCAGCCATCGCTTGCCGTCCTTTTCAACGACAGCAGCGCTGATCCGCGATCTGATAGCTGCAGTTACCGCCGCCTTGGAGCATCCCTTGATGGCGGCAAACTCGGAAAACGTGACGAGCACTCAGTTGTTCGGCTCTAGCGTTGAGTTAACTGAGCTTAGTTAACCGCTTAACCGCTGGGGGCACCATGCCCGTTTGTCTCACGCTGAGACCCGTTTGATACCGCTGAGCGCTGACGCTAGAGAAACGCCGCGCGCGTGAACGACCCACGTTGGATGCGCCAGGGAGGACCCGTCGATCATTTGGCCGTGGCCAGTGCCTTGGCCAGGCTGGTCTCAAAGTGCTTGGCGAACCCGCGCTCGACGGCCTCGGTGCCAATGCGGTCGATCGGGAAGCGGGGTTTGTATCGCGCAGCGCTGTCGGTTGCCACGAAGTAGGGAAACAGCTGCTCCCTGCTGCGGCGATAGATGCCAGGCGGCCGGTCACCACCCTTCGGTGTGCCGACGAAGAAGCCACCGCGTGCGTTGCCGCTCAGGCCCTTCTGGATGCGCCTGATGGTGGCCAGGCTCACGTTGCCCGAGCCATCCAGCTTGACCAGGCTGGTGGGCACCAGCTGTGAGCCTGCAGGGATGCGGGCCGTGCCCACCACCTCGGAGAGGAACTTCTTCTCGAAGCCCTTCTGCCGACGCGCACCGCCTTGGATGCCATAGCGCAGATACCGGGCCCGGTCCTTCCCCTTGCCAGCCTCGGCAAAGATCACGGCCTCAAGGTTCTGCTTGGTGCTGCGCTGCACGAAGAAGGCGTTCTGGGTAAAGCGGGTAGGTGCGTTGAAGAAGCGGGTGGTCGAGGTGTTGATCGCCGTGCGTGCGTCAAAGGCCGACTGGTTGAGCGCGACGGACACGGCGAACGGCAGCTGGCGTTCCATGCCCTGCACCCATCGGGTGGCCAGGGGCAGGGTGCTCTCGATGTCGAGGGTGAGGGTTGCCATGGGCCAAGGGTAGGGCGGGGCACCGGGCCAGACGAGTGGGAAAGGGTGAGTTTGCGGGCCATCCACGGCCTTGCCGACCTGCTGACCTGCCGACCTTCGTCTTAGGAGCTAGGTAATCCCCTGTATCCCCCCTCCCTCCTCTTATTCTATTTACTCTTTTAAGAAGGATAGAAGGATAGCAAGATAGGAACACGCCATGCAGCGCAGGGGGTTTCAGCTGTCCAACCCCTGCTCAGCAGGTTGGAAGAACACCCACTTCTGAGCGCCGTCGATGGTTTGCCGCCGTTTTCGGTATCCCAGGTCTCTCAAGATGGACGCAACCTGCATCTGGTCGGATCGGGTCTGCCGCTCGACGGGCTTGAGGATCGCTTCGTTCAGCAGCACCTCGCTGGTGATGGGTCTGCCAAGGTTGACCGTTAGCCATTTCTGGATGGGTGCCGACCATGGCGACTCGACCAGGTAACCGACGTTCTCGGCCTCTACGGCTGCTTGGTGCTCGACGCCCAGCTCATTGGCCTCACCGGCCAGATAGGCGGCCACTGCGGCACTCCAGATGGCATCGCGCTCCAGCAGGAGGTTGGGCACATCAATGGGCTTGCTGATGGTGCAGGTCACCGGGATGACCCAGAAGCGGCGGTTGCCGGTCTCGTCCACGAGGAAGCCGCTGTCGCGGTTGGTGGAGCCCACGATGATCGACCGCCGCGGGAAGGCTTCAGTGGCCTTGCCGTAGGGCACGCGGAACATGTCGGTGGACTGGCTGAGGAACGCCTTCACCTGACCGGCGTGTTTCTTGCTGGTGATGTGATCCAGCTCGGCCCACTCCATGATCCAGGAGCGATGGAGGACCATCAGGTCGTCCTTGGAGCTGATGTCGCGCAGGGCATCGGAGAAGAACGGCCCACCGAGTGCGGCCCAGAACGATGACTTGCGGGCGCCCTGGTCACCCATCAGCACACAGGCGTAATCGTGCTTGCAGCCGGGCTCAAAGATGCGTCGAACTGCGCCGATCAGGGTCTTTTTGAGCATCATGTCGTAGAGCGTTGGCTGCTGCAGCTGCGCATCCTTAGGGCGCAGGTATGTGGAAGCCAGCCGGTCGATGTATGTGGGCGCGACTTCTGCTGCGACGTGCTCTAGGTAGAGCTTCACGGGGTCGTATGGGTTCTCGCGTGCTACTTCAACAAGGCAGTCCAGGGCCATCTCCTTGGAGACCTTGTAGCCCTCCTCGGCCAGCTGCAGGTAGAACCGCTCAGCGCCTTCTGCGACGGCGCCGTAGATCTCGATCTGCTGCGTGAAGATGTTGTAGCGAAAGCGCGGCAGGCCCTGTTTGTCAGGGTGGCGGAGCATGTTGAGCAGCTCCTTGGCCTCCAGCTTCTGGGGCTTGTCTGCGATAGGCGCGGCCTCGGCCTGCTCCTGCTTAGGGGCCGTGGGCTTGCTGGGCTTGGCTGGCGGCAGCTGGCGTTGCTTGGGCTGCCAGCCGTCCTCCTTGGCCAGGTTGCAGAGGTGGCGAATGTCGCGGTTGCCGTCTGCCGTGAAACTGCGCCAGTGGCGTTCGCAAGTGCCGGACTGCCATTTGGAGGATTGGCGGGACCATGCATCCCAATCGGCAAGCATGTGCTCGCCAACGCTGTGGAGGCATTGGCCCACCTCGATCCAATAGTCGTAATCGTCAGCGCGTGAGGAGCTGAGCGCATCGAGCCAGATCCGTGCCCAGTCCTCGTCGGTGCGGTCTGATTGACGCGGCGCAGGTGGCGGCAGGAGGGGCTGGGGTGCAGGCGGCTCCTGCGGCAGCATCTGCTCGATCAGCGCGAGCGGCGCTTCGGCCAGCGGCAGATCACCGGGGCCGCGGCCTTTAAGCCAGCGGTATGCGCCGGTGATGGGGTGGGCACCAGCAACAACGGACTGGCAGCCAGACCAGCGCAGCTCTAGCTGCTCTGGCTTGCCCTCCTCGTCGAACTTGCCGGTCTTGAACTTGCGGGTGCGGATCCCGGCCCAGTACTGCTCGGGCACTTGGTAGATGATCTGCAGGCGGCCATCACGGCCGGAGGTGACGGCCCATGACTTGGGCAGGTCGCGCAGTGGCACGCCGAGCTTGTCGAGGATCTCGCCGGCGCTGATGCCATCGTGGTCAACAAAGAGCAGGCCGCCAGACTGCGGGCCAGCAATGACGCCAATGGCTACGGCACGGCCGGCTTCAATTTCGGCGGTGAGCTGCTGCTTGGTGAGCGGGTTTTTCTGCCACTCGGCTTGGTAGGGGCGTTTGCCGTTACCGACGGCGACGAAGCCCCAGTGATCTGGTAGGGCAGCCAGCTGATCGTGGAGAGTGACCATGCATAGGTCCTAAGGCTGTCAGATGTTGGCGGATGGTTAGCAAGGTGGGCAAGGGTCTGTGACGATCTGCAATGCGGATTCGAGCGACCTGGCCACACCGGCACATCCACCAGCAATGCGCACGGCATGAAGCCAGTGCTGCTGGGCAGGAGCAATGCGGCCGGTGGGTGTCTTGACCTCGATGCTGGTGAACACGGCGATGCGCTGGCCGACCATCTCGGGGGTGACCACCACCGTGCGCCAACCGATCAAATCTGCTGAGCCACGGGCCAGGCCAAAGGTGACCAGCCGGCCGGTGCGCGGGTCTGGGAGCGAGCCAACCTGGTTGCGGAACAGTCTGGTGTCAGGCCGTGTGCCAAGCGCCAGCCGGATGCGTTGCTGCAGGTCGGTCTCGGCGTTGGCCACGTTGCCAGGCACAGCTGCGCTCCATCATGTCCGGCGGCTGAAGTACTTGCACGCGATGGCACCAAGCGGAATGGGCTTCTGCCACTTGCCGGTCATTTGCTTGGCCTTGGAGCAGCAGTGACGCTGGATCTGCACAAAGGGCCGGGGAACGTAGAAGGTGCAGTCGTTGCAGCGCGCGTTGATCGTTGGATCCGCGAAGTGCGCCTGGCCTGGGTAGGTGTAATCGTTCATCTGTTGCTCCTGGCGTTGTGGATCTTGTAGGCCCAGCCCGGCGAGTAGCCGCGCGCCTTGGCCAGTGCCAGCAGCTCAGGCAGTGTGCGTGCTGCTGCACGTTGACGGCGCTTTCGCTGCTGGTCCTCAGCACGCAGCTGGGCGTTGACGCGCTTTAGCTCCTGTAGCTCGCCATCGACTTGGCGCAGCGCACGCTTGGGCTCGGGTGCGCAGTAGGCGCCGCAGCATGGGCAGAGCAGCTGGGGCTTGAAGGCAGCGAAGCATTGCGGGCAGGTGCGCACTGATGGTGCTGCCGGGTCGGCGTTGCGTGTCCGCTTGAGCCGATCGTCCAGCGACCAGTCGCGGTGATCATCGGGGAAGCCATGACGGTGGACATTGCCCACATGGTCCAACACCACCGCAGCATCCTTGCCATCAGCTGGGCGCAGCACGCGGCCGACCTGCTGCAGGTAGAGGCCCAGGGACTGCGTGGGCCGCAGCAGGATTGCAGCTTCTGCTGCTGGGCAGTCGAAGCCCTCAGAAACGACATCGACCGTCACCAGAACCGACAGTTCACCCGTGGCAAGTTGACGCACCAGCAGGTCGCGCTGATCTTGTGGGGTGGTGCCCAGCAGCGTGGCAGCCCGGACTCCGCTCTGGTTGAACGCTGTGTTCACCGAATCAGCGTGTTGCGTGGAGCAACAGAAAACGATGGCCCTCTTGTGGTTGCACAGGCGCTGGTAGTGGCTGATGGCATCACCCGTCACGGTGGGCCGATCCATGGCCTCGGCGGCCTCCTCGGAGCGGTAATCGCCGGCGCGTGTGCGCAGGCCAGAGAGATCCGCAACGGCTGGAGGTGCGTAAATGCGCGCGGGCGTGAGGAACGTCTGAGCGATGAGCTGCGAAACAGACGGCCCCAGAACAAGGCGGTCAAACACAGAACCCAGGCCGCGGCCGTCTTGGCGCACCGGGGTGGCTGTGACCCCTAGTCGATAGGCATCGGGCCAGCGGTGCAATGCTGCTGCCCATGTGCCGGCCACAGCATGGTGGGCTTCATCAACGACGATCAGATCCGGTGACCATGTGAGCTGCGTCAGGCGGCGCGCGAGCGTTTGCACAGACGCGACCTGGATGGGTGCGTTTGTCGGTTGATAGCCGGCAGCGATGATGCCGTGCGCCACGCCAGCTAGGTCGAGCTTGTGGCTGGTCTGCGCAATTAGTTCTCGGCGGTGGACTAGGACAAGACCGTTGCGACCGCGATCTGCGAGGGAGCGCAGGATCTCGGCCATGACGATGGTCTTGCCGCCGCCGGTGGGGAGGACAAGCAAGGGAGCGCGCGCACCTTCGCGGTAGCTGGCGCGCAGCTTTGAGATGGCTTGGTGTTGATAGGGACGGAGCGTGAGACTCATTGGACTAGACCTGCAACAGCGGTAGTGGTATCCGAGTTGCGGGCCGAAATGCCAAATGATTTCAAAGAGTTAGGAGGAACTGGCGTGACAATAGCCGAACTTGCGGTAAGCTCCATGAGCCCTGATGAGGATGCCCTGGAGAACGCCGACTACCACCGCCACTCGGCGGTCAGCAAAAGCCACCTAGATCTGGTGGCGCGCAGCCCGTTGCACTACTGGGCGCGCTACGTGGATCCGAACCGGGTTGAGCCCGAGCCCACGCCAGCCATGTTGGTCGGCACTGCCGTCCACACGCATGTGCTGGAGCTGGACCAGTGGGATGCCCGCTACGTGATGGCGCCCGAAGGCATCGACCGCCGCACCAAGCAAGGCAAGGCGGAATGGGAAGCCTTCAGCGTGGCTGCTACCGGCCGCACGGTGCTGAGCCGAGCTGAAGCGGACATCGTGATGCGCATGGCTCGCTCGGTGTTTGCCCATCCAGCTGCTGCGATGCTGCTGGGCTTGGCCGGCAAGGCTGAGACGACATGGATGTGGACCGATGAGGCCAGCGGACTGGAGTGCAAGTGCCGGCCGGACTGGCTGACCGACGACCACCGGCTGATTGTGGACCTAAAGACCACGGAGGATGCCAGCCCGATTGGCTTCCGCAAGTCGATCGCCAACTGGCGCTACCACGTCCAGAGCAGCTGGTATCTGGACGGCATCGAGCGCGCCACCGGCACCCGGCCCGACCAGTTCATCTTCATCTGCGTCGAGAAGAAGCCTCCCTATGCGGTGGCGGTCTACGCTGCCGACGCGGACATGATCGCTGCCGGTGCCAAGCAGGCGCGGCTGGACCTAGACACGCTGGCGATCTGCAAAGCCGCTGATGCGTGGCCGGGTTACAGCGACCAGATCGAGACCATCAGCCTGCCGCCGTGGATGCGGCCGCGGCCTGATGGATCCATGCCCACCATCACCGAGATTGAGACCTTCTGACATGACCGAGAGCACAGCACTCACAACCACCAACGGCTCAGCCTTCAGCGGGATTGCCGCGTTTGAGGACGCGCAACGGATGGCCAAGTCGCTTGCCAGCTCCACGCTGGTGCCGCCGCAGTTCCAAGGTCAGGCAGGCTTTGCAAACTGCTTGGTCGCCTTGGAGATTGCGCACCGGATGAGGATGTCACCCTTCGTTGTCGTCCAAAATCTCCACATCATCCACGGGCGGCCCAGCTGGAGCAGCCAGTTCATCATCGGCCTGATCAACGGCTGCGGGCGTTTCAGCCCGCTGCGGTACGAAGTGACCGGCAAGGGTGACACCCTGGCCTGCATCGCTGTCGCTACTGAGCTTGCCACCGGCGAGGAGCTGCGCGGCCCTGAAGTGAGCATGGCGATGGCTAAGCGCGAAGGATGGGCGACCAAGAGCGGATCCAAGTGGGCAACGATGCCGGAACTTATGTGCCGCTACCGGGCCGCGGCCTTCTGGGGCCGGCTTTACATCCCGGACCTGCTGGTCGGCATCCAGACGCAGGAGGAGGTGCTGGACGTTGAGCCGGTGACGATCAGCGAGGCTGAGCCGGTCAAGGCCAGTGTGGACGAGTTGAATCAGAAGATCGCCAAGGCGGCGACAAAACACGAGGAGGCAGTAATTGATGACGATGAAATCTTCTGAGGCTGGATACCTCCAGCCGAGAGAGCTGGCAGAGCGTTGGCGCGGTGTCGTCACGCTGAGCACGCTCGACAACTGGCGCAGCCAGAACCGCGGCCCACGGTTTGTGAAGATCGGCGGCCGTGTGCTTTACCCCGTCGCGGAGGTCGAGGCGTATGAGCTTCGGAACCTGCGCGGGATCCCCAACACACCCCCTAACCAACCAAGACCATGAGCTTCAAGGCAAAAGGCGCCATCTTTAAGAACACCCCCGAAAAGCTGCAGAAGCTTTACGGCGACCGCTACGACGCCGGGAAGAAATACCCGGATGTCGATGGCATGTTTGGCATTAAGGAGGAGGACCGCTTGGCGTTTGCGACTTACATCATGAACGCCGACCCCAACGAGAAGGGCGAGATCATCGTCCGACTCAGCGGCTACAACAACGTCAGCGAAACTAGCGGCATCAGGTACCTCGGCATCACCGTGGAGCCTGATTACAAGACGATGAAGGGGGTCGAGCAGAAGCAGGCGGCGCACCAAGCTGCTCAGGCGGCCAACGGTGCCGCGGTCAACTTGGCTCAGGCCACCAACGGCACAGTGAGCGAGATCACCGACGCTGATCTGTTCTGATCACATCAGCTCCAGCTCCAGGCGTGCGATCTCATTGACCGCGGCCTGGAGCATCTCTTGCTGGTGGTAGCACTGCTTGAGCAGCTTGGCAGCCAGCGGGCCCAGATCAGGGTGCCGCTGAATGTCACGGCATTGTCTCTCGATCAGGAACTGTTTTTCGGGCGGTATCTCGACCGCCATCCAATCTCCGAAGTTCATCTGTCTGGGGCGGACTGCCCCATGATGCCCATGCGATGCCCCAAATGCTGTAGCGGTGCCATCCGGGCGCCGATCACTAACAACAAGCTGGACGACCAAGTGGTGCGCAAGCGGATCTGCACAGACTGCGGGCACAAGTGGTTCACGGTCGAGGTGGCGGTGCCGGACTATGCGGTGGGCTGGAGCGCTGAGCACCTACGCAAGCCGGTGCTGCGGGCGCCAGTGACCGTGAAGGCCGCGCACCAAGAGCCGAAGGATCGGCTGGTTGCGCTGCGGGAAGCAAGCGAGCGGAGATCGCTCGAGGCCGACCTGCGGCACCGTGTTGCGAAATGTGACTGACCCGTTGGCAGGATGCGCGGCCTGCGGTGTATAGTTAGCGCATCGGAGGCAACCCGGTCCTCCACCGCTCTCCAAGCCATGACCATCAGCCAAGCCCGCAGCATCCTCGACCAAGCCGGCATCACCGTTGTCAACAATCGCCCCAGCTTCAGCAGCAGCCGCCGTGGCATCCACGGTGGCCCCACTTACCGGGTTTACCTTCCCGGCGACACCTTTGCTCAAGCCCAGGTAATGACCCTGGTTCAGGTCCGGCAACTGGCTCTGGCTCACGCCTGAGCCCTCCGGGGCCCTCCACCTACCACTTCACCGCCATGATCAACCGCATCAACAACGCCATCTGCCTGCTGGTCGTCGCCGCCGTGTTCGCCATGATCGGCCTTGAAGCCAGCGGCCATCACGGCAGCACTCACTCCGGCAACCAGGCTTATGTAGAGGTGCGCAAGTGACCGCACCACGGCGCTTCTATTTCCAGATCAAGTCCGCCAACGTGATTGAGTGCATCACGGCGCACAGCTTGACCGAAGCCAAGCTGATCGCCGCTGATACCTGGCTCAACTGGTGGTCAGAGATCGAATGGCTCAATGCTGAACCTCACGAAACCTCCAATGATCCAGCCAATCTTTGAGCTGCCGCCTCATCGGCATTACATCGAAACCCAGCACGAAGCCGCCCTGAAGGTGGCTGAAAAGTTTCCGAACAGGAAGCGCCAAATCATTCGCGCATTGCGCAGTGCTCCCAAGACTGGGCTCACCAGAGAGGAGTTGAGCCACGATCTAGGCCTGCCGATACAAAGCATCTGCGGCGTTGTTAAGCCGCTGATGGACGAAGGCAGGATCGAGTACCGGATCGACCCGGAGACGCGAAAGCCGTTTAAGCGGCCGACCTTGAGCGGGAACAATGCTTACGTCTGTTTCGCTGTGGACGCCGACGATGCCTGACATCCCCGCAGGATCAATGCTCCCGTGGCAGTGGGCCGAAGATGGGCCCACCAGCAAACACGGCGAAGGCATCAGCCGCCCCAAGCCCGGCAGCCGTACCCGTGAGTTCAAGGTGATTGTCTACAAGCCCGGCGCGCAGCCGTTGACGTGGATCACCCGCGCGGAGACGAAGCGCCATGCCATCCGCTACGCCGAGGCCCGCTGGCCGGGCGCTGAGGTGGAGGTGGCATGACCGACATCCGCGCCAGAATCAACCAACTGATCTCTGACAGCGGCACCTACCGCCAAGGTCAGCAGGATGAGCGCCAACGGCTGCGCACGCTGATCGACATCCGCATCGACCAGCTGCGTGGCACCTGCGGGATCCGTAACCGCGAACAGCTCTGCGCTGAGCTGCTACACCTTCGCCAACACCTCGACCTATGAAGCCGCACCAGCTCGACCAGCGACGCGCCGACATGATGGAGAGCCTCTATCAGCACAGCGGCCGCGACCAGTTGCCCTATGGCCACCCACTGCGCAGCACCTACACCGGGCTGTGGGAGGAGTTTTGCCGCGACATCGCCGCGAACTTCCGCGACACCGATTACCCCGAGCTGTTTGCAAAGGTGGTCAAGGCCATGGATGCCACCGAGTCAGTGATGACCGAGAAGCAGGCGCAGCAGGCCATCCAGGTCTGCCGTCAGCAGCTGCTGGGGGACAAATGGTAATTCCCGCCAGGATCCGAAACCGCACGCTGAACATCCGCGTGACGGACGAAGAGATTGCACTTGCGCGGCGTATCGGCAACGGCAACGCCAGCCACGGTTACCGCCTTGCTATTCGTTGGATGGCCGAGAGATCTATTAGTGGCATTCCGCTCAGCACCATGCTGCGCGCAGCTGCTGAAATGGCCGCCGACCTTGAACGTCTACCCAAACGAGGAGCACGCGCCCGTGTCTGATCTGGTCAACCACCCGCCGCACTATCAGGTCGGCACCATTGAGGCCATCGACTTCATCGAGTCGGTGATCAGCGATGCGCCGCACATGGTCCCGGCATACCTACAGGGCCAGGTGCTCAAGTACATGATTCGCATGTGGGCCAAAGGCAATGCGCTTGAGGATGCCCGCAAGGCTGAGTGGTATCTGAACCGACTTATCGCCAAACTGGAGCAATGTTCTACCTCCCCGGACTGAACCCGATCGAGCGGCTGGCGCTGCGGATCCTGTGCCGCAGCCCACGCACCAGCTTGGTGGTGGTGAAGGAGCGCGACTTCCCGGCGGTGTTCGTAGCCGCCGATCCGCGCGATGCCGTGGCCGATTTTGTCACCGATGGCCAGCCGGAGCCGGCGTCGATGCAGCTAGAGCGGATCTTCCACCAGCCTGCCTACGGCGAGGAAGAATGATCAGCCTGTACGCCGGCCGATTGTTGCTGGTGTGCAGCCGAGCTGATCGAACCTGGCACGCGCGTGTGGTGCTCGGTCCACGGGCTGAGCACCAGCTGGAGGCTGACACCGGCACGGTGCAGCTGCAGGAGGCGCTGCTGCGGGCGCAGTCGATCTTTAGGGCAGCGGTCATGAAGCTGCGGCCAGAAGCCAACCAGATGTGCTGGGACTGCCTGCAGTGGGACATGCGCCGGCAGGGCTGCGACCTGAACCTGCCAGAGGCAAAGCGCAGTGGCGGGCGATACGCGCCACGGTGCGAGATGTTTGCGCCGGCGATCCGCTCGGCAGACTGAGATTGGCCGCTGTGGTGCCGTGTCGAAGCGGGAGTGGAACACGCCGGTGCGTGAGCCGTGGAACGTGCTGATCCACCAAGCGCTGCAGGCGATCGACCGGCACAACATGCTGTGGGTCAGCTCCGGCGACCTGTGGCACCTCCAGCAGGCGCAGGTGCTGCGCGAGTATGTGGGTGGGCTCAAGACCTGGATCCACCAGCAGGAGGGGCGGTGATGTTCGGACCCGAAGTGATTAGCCGCACCGACCGCGATGGCGGCTACATCGAGGTGCTCCTGCCGGCCGAGAAGGGTGAGGTGTACTACCGCAGCTGTGTGGGCGGCGTGTGCCGCTACAGCTCGGACCTGTTCCAGGCCGAGATCTACCTGAACCAGATGCTGCAGCCATGAAGTATCCGCCGGTCGTGATCTTCGGGCTCACCTGGCTAGGCGGCATGCTGCTGGCCACCATCTGGCTCACCGAGATCCGCTGAACCAGCGTTGAGCCACTGGGCAATCGCCCACTCACCGAGCGCCGACCAGAACGGCTGCTGGCGGTACCAGTCCACCCACGGTTTGTGGCCCTTCTGGCTGTTGCACATCAGGCAGCAGCTGACGAGGTTCTCGCGGACGGTCAGGCCGCCGTGGACCTTGGGGATGACGTGATCGAGCGTCGGACTGCGGCCTAGGGGCTCATTGCAATAGGCGCACCTGTAGGACCAGCAGAGGTGGATCTGGTCACGAGCTGAGCGCCGGGTGACCAGGCGCGTCTCATCAATGTGGTGCTGATCCACTGAGATCCGGCGGCAGGGGAACTGCAGTCACCTCGATGTCGAGGATGTCTTCATCGGAGGGGATGAACTCGGCCAGGTGTGCGTAGATGTCAGCTGGCAGGTCGTCGGGGTCGGAGTCGGATCGGATGATGATCTTGGCGGAGATTTCTAGGTAGAACGCCCGCATGGGCTAGCCGCCGCTTGGCCAACGGTAGCGGGCTTGACCAGATCAGGCTGTGTGACGGTTTGTGAACGGACCCGACGAGGGGCGCAGAGTGCGCTGTGTGCGGTGTATAGTTATCTCATCAACGCAACCGACCGATGCGCATCCCCACCGCCACCCTGACCGACGCCAACCTGAACATGATGATCGCTGACCTGTGTGCTCAGCACCCCAAGCTCACCGGCATCCACAAGGAGCGCAACGCCGCCTACCTCAAGGAACTCTGCACCGAGCAAGCTCGCCGGGCCGCCTGAGCCCGGCCTGGCCATTTGCCGTCTACCCATGAACAATCACATTGCTCTGCACCACATCAAACGGACAATCGAGGCTTTAGAAGTCGCTGGCGCTGTTGAGAACGCCCGCCTGGTCCGCCTCGACATGCAGCAGGCTGGCGAAGACCTGCGTCAGCTGCTTATGGTCCGAGACAATGCCCTTGACCTGCTGGAGCGCACCGCAGCATGAATTACGCCCTCCGAATCGGTCCCTGGCACGTCGGACCGTTCACCACCCACATCGCGGCCCAGCACTTTGCCGAAACGCACGGCTGCGACGACTACACCTTGATACCGATGGACGACCCAGCAGAGGCGCCCGGCCGGATCCACCGGCTGCGCATGGCACCGTTGCAGCACCCGATGGCGCGTGTGCGCGAATAGTGCGCGAACGGCGCAGCAGGCTGCTAGGTCGGGTGTGGCGGCCTGCCTGTAAGTGCCTGATTTATCAAGGGATTTTGGTGAGCGCTGTGGGGGTCGAACCCACGACCTACTGATTAAAAGTCGTCCGTTTGCAGCTCCCGCCAGTTCACGGAATCTCACTAAGTCCCTGATCTGTTTGCCTGATTCCCCCTTGCTTTTTCCTGCCCGTTCGCGCAAGTTCACGCCGTTCAACGGAGATCTGCGCGAATGGTGCGCGAATGGAAAGCAGACACGAAGGTGCCCGGCCTGGGCATCCTGAAGCTCCCGAGCGGCGTCGAGACTTGGTATCTGCGCTACCGGGAACCCGGCGGCAAGCAACAGCATCACAAGATCGGCCGCGCCAACCTGATCAGCCGCACGCTGGCCAGGGAAGAGGCGCACAAGCTGCTGGCAGCCGTTGCGCAGGGGCAGGCGCCCACCAGCGCACGGCAGGAGCTGCGCCGCGGCCCATCGGTGGCGGACCTGTACGACCGGCTGCAGGCGGAGCATTACCCACGCCTGCGGCCATCCACCCGCGCCGGTTACCGCAGCATCTGGGATGCGCACATCCTGCCGAAGCTGGGCGCCATGAAGGTGCAGCAGGTGACCACGGCGCAGGTGATGAAATTCATTCGCGCGATCGGCGGCACACAGGCCAACCGCGTGCTGGCAGTGCTGCGCAAGGCGTTCAACCTTGCGATCCTCTGGGGCCTGCGGTCTGACAATCCATGCGCCAAGGTGCCCGGCAACGGTGAGCGCAAGCGGCGCCGGTATCTGACGCGCGCGGAGCTACAGCAGCTGCTGGCCGCCCTCGATGGGTTCGCGGTGGCTGGCGTGCGGTGGCGCTTTGCCCAGCTGGTGCGCCTGCTGCTGCTGACCGGCTGCCGCGTCTCGGAGATCAAGAATGCCCGCTGGGAATGGCTGCAGGGCAGCGTGCTGGTGGTGCCGCCTGAGGCGCATAAGACCGGCAGCGATGGCCACCAGCGCATGATCCACCTGACGCCACCGGCGCTGGAGGTGCTCCAGCAGCTGCGTGCCGCCAGCAACAGCGACTGGATCATCCAAGGCGATGGCGATCACCCACTGGTGGGATACCGCAAGCTATGGCTGGAGCTGTGCGCCGCGGCCCAGCTGCGCGACCTGCTGGTGCACGACCTGCGCCACAGCTACGCCAGCATGGCGGTCAGCGCCGGCCTGAGCCTGCCGCAGATCGGTGGGCTGCTTGGTCACGCCAGCCCGCTTACCACTGCCAGGTATGCGCATCTGGTGGACGAGGCCGCGGCCGCTGCAGCAGCGCTGGTGGCAGCGCAAATAAAAGCCCCGGCTGGCTGACGGACCGGGGCTCGGGCTCTCCACGGGTGAACGTTAGCCCTTGCTGGGGGTGACTGCTAGGTCGTTGCAATAGCGGCCGGTGACCGCGTAGCTGCGGGCCGGAATGCCTTCCATTTTGTGGAACACCATCTGGCCGATCTTCATGCCGGGCCAAATGGCGATCGGATGCATCCGGCGGGCGTTCTGCAGCTCCAGCGTCAGCCGGCTGCCATGCCAGCCCGGATCGCAATAACCGGCCAGCAGGTGCTCCAACCCTTCGCGCGCACGGCTGGACTTGAGCACGAACTGCGCGGCGATGCTGTCCGGCAGGTTGAAGATCTCGCGGGTTTCCGCCAGCACGAACTCACCGGGCTGCAGCCAGTACGGCTCCTCAGCGTTGTGGCCGGTGATGCCGACGATCTGCAACTCCGGGCGCTCGGGCACCTCGACCATGATGCGGTCGCCCAGCAGCACGTCGATGCTGGCCGGGTTCACCAAGTCGGGGTCAAAGGGCACCACCATGGCGTGGCGCTTGCACAGGTCGTGGATCTTGAAATCAGGAAGGGGAGGCATCAGGCTTCCCTCCAAATCACTCCACGCACAATCTGATCAACCGTGCCAAAGCTGACGCCAAGATCTGCCGCCATGTTCTTGGCTGAACAGCCCCTGCGCGCCTTTGCCTTGTAAAGAGCGCGGACGCAAGCAACCTGCTCCTCGGTAAGTTTTGCCCGTCCGTTTGATGAGCCTTTTTTTGCCTGTTCGCTCTGCGTCTGCCATTGGCAGTTTCCAGGCTCGTAATTGCCTTGGTCGCCCAGCCTTCCAAGGGTCGTACCAGCAGGGCGCTCACCCATGTCCGCCAAAAAATTGGAGAACAGCATCCAGCGTTCGCACACTTTTACGCCACCGCCTCCGTAATGAATCCAGCGGTTGGAGCTGGGATTCAAGCATCTGGCCTTCATGCTCATCCATGAGCGGTAGGTTGGCGAATAGCCGTTGGCCGCGTGGCCGTGTCGTTCTTTTGTGGGCACCTAAAAGATCAATACACCCACCTGACCTTAGGGCTGCCCTTGCGGATTCCGCAATGCACGAAGCCCTTTGGCGCGCCGTATCCCAGCGAATAGGGCCAGTTCTTATCGCACCAGTCTTGCACCGCGTAGATGTCAGCGCCGTCAATGTAGAAGTCCACCGCACCCACGCCAATGCCGTCGTAAAGATGCTCCGAGCTACTGGCACCGCCCACCAGTTTGTTGATAGCTGGCGGTCGATAGCCGGAGGTGATCACGACCGGCTTGCCACCAAACGCTGCCCTGGCCTTTTCTAAGAATTGCGCGAGCTGTTGAGCGGTGTCGCACTGCGCTTGATTGTCGAAGCGCCGGGCTTCCTGGTTCAGCGCGAACTCACCAGCCGTGATGTGCGGAGTGATCTTCTGATTGAACGGGCTCTCGGGCGTGAACATCGCCTCGATCGGCCCGGTGGTCTGCCGCTCACGGCCCCACACGTCGCCTTCGGCAATGCGGCGCCGCTTCAGGCCGGCCTCTACGTTGGTGCCGGGGTTGCGGTAGAGCAGCAGGGCATCGGGCACGCCGGCCCAGTCTTTCTCGCGCAGGCGCTTGCTGATCGTCTCAAAGCCCTTGGCGCCGTAGAACCCAGCCCCTACGTTGTAAGAAAATGAAATGAGCGCGCACTTCTGCTGGTCGGTCATCGCCACCCAGAACGGGACGGTGGCGCGCAGCTTCTCCGCAATCTTGTCCACCTCCAGCCGCAGCAGCATGTCAGCCTCGACCATGTTGATGCGGTCGCCTTTGCTGACGGGCCGGCCGTCGGTGTAGCGGGTGGTGCCGTAGCCGATCGTCCACGGTGCGCCACCGCTGAGCGGATCCGGGTAGGCGTCGAGGTGGCAGCCCTCAAACTCCTTGATCAGCTTGAGCGCCGCGGCCAGGTCCACCTGCTTGCCGTCTTGACTCCAGGTGCTGAACCATGCCCGGTCACGCCGCATCGCGGCCGCGTAGCCGTTCTGCGCTAGATCCTGCTCCAGCTGCTCGATGGCTGCGGCCTGATGCGGCAGGCCCCGATAGAAGCGAAACAGCTGCTCCAGCTTGATCGGGGCGGTGTTGGTCATGTCAGCGGTGCTTTGGAAACATCAACCGAGCAGCTTGCAGCAGCAGCTGGATCCAGCTGTTCGACTTCAGGGGGCTGATGGCGATGATCTCGCTGCCGGCGGCAATGATGATGGCGATGATCGCGGCGGTTTCAACAGACACGGCATCCATGCGGAGGTGCTCCTAGATTATGGGCGCATTTCAAGGGCACGCACACGCTTGTCGAGATCGGCAAGTTCGGCCCGTGCGTCGTTCTTCAGCTCCTCCACGGATTTGGCCATCTGCACCAGCGTGGCTTCGATCCGTGCGGACTGCACCTGCATTGAGATCAGCAGCGCCCCGATGGCCACCATGCCTGCTGCGATGGCCGCCGGGAGGGAGGCAGTCAGCACACCGCCAACAGATTTAGGTTCGTCCACCATCGGGGCGCCCTGGCTCGATCCCATCGTAGCGATCGAAAGGGTCAGGCATCCCGGCGAGGATGGCAAGGGCGCGTCTGTAGTAGTGGTTGTCGGTCTTCCCCGCGGCTTCCAGCGTGTGCTTGATCTTGCGCCAGTTCTCGCGGGTTTGAGGGTCCATTACCGGCCTTGACCGCGTAGGGGCTTGCGGCCGCGGCGCCGGGGTCTGGACTGCTGGCCATACCCTTGGCGCGTGGTTTTCGGTGGACCCGGCTGGTGCTCGATGCGAGCGGTGCCGGTCTTGCTACGGACGGCCATCAGCCTTCGATGCCATCGCCAGCAGGCTCCACATCATCAGCAGGAACAGGCTCAGCAGGCCGAGGAGCATAAGGGTCAACGGGCCAGACGGGGTAATCAGCGCCCGTAATGTAAGCGGCCAGCGCCGGCGTGTCGGCTGTGTCACGGATTGCGGTTACCTTGGCGCTGGTGGCAAGGCGGATGTCCTCGCGCCAAGTCTTGAGCGCAGGGTCGGCGGGTTTGCCGTTGTCAGCCTCGCGGATGATGATCCAGTCGGTGGGGGCCAGCAGGGTGTTGGCGGTAGTGCGGGTCTGGGCCACCCACTGATCGACAAGTTGCGCGTGGTCCTTGGGGATCAGCTCGCCGTCTTCGGTGCGGCCCCAGTAGAAGCGCTCGTCGTAGGGTTCGGGTTCGGGCACCCAGACGATGCCGAGGCGATCGCGGTCCAGCTCAGTGCTCAGCGCCAGCCAGTTTGCGGGGTAGTTGATGTCCTCGTACTCCCATGGGGTGCCCATCGGGAGGGTGCGGCCATCGGGAAGTGCGTAGGGCATGGGTCTAGGTCCGTGAGCGAAGGTTAGCGGGCGCGGGAATACTTAAAGGGTGACTCCGCGAAGGCGGCCCACACGTATGTTTGCGAAGGGTTATTGGTCAGCCAAGCGCCTCGGATTTTGAAGCCGTTTGAAAGAAGATCAATCGCTTGGCCTCCATCGCTTATGCCCTCATAGGTCAATCCACCGTTTGACGAGTTTGCAAGCAACGTGTTTTGAATCACGTTATAGGAACCTCTTGCCGTGTCGTAGATGTACCAATTTTCACTAAAAGATGTCGCTTTGATCATGACCCACCGCACCCTAAAACCTGTGTGCTGGTATGGCCCATCGCTCGATCCGTTACCCGTGTATTGCCCAAAGGAGCTGAAAGATGCCACAGGGGCGAAGCAGTAGGCGACAAGGTTGCTGCCACTTGAGCCTGTGTTGTTATTGCCTACGCCAAAGATTGTAGACGTTGGAGCTGTATTCCAATAGTTACTGCCAGAGCTAGCCGCTGCGGTTGAGTTCAAAAACAAGTACTGACTGATCCCAAGCGATTTGTGGTACACGGTCCAGTCGTAGGTATTATTTCTGGACTTAGTGATAATCAGCTCAGGTGCCACGCCCAATCCATGCCCCACAGTCGCCGCCGTTCCTGTCCCGGTATAGGTCACCACGCTGCAGCCATTGGTAGCCGATGCCCTCACTTGGCTGCTTATGCTGCCGCTGGTGTTAGTGACCGTGCTGCTACCCATGTCCCAGGCCCAAGCGGCATAGGTGACGTTATTGGTGTTTCCGGTGTCATCGCTGCCATGCGTGAAGCCATCAGAGTTAAAGGCAGTGAGGCCGCCATTTCTGTTGACTTCTTGGTTTGTGCCGTTCGGGATTAGACGTTTTTCAACGCCACGCACCGTGTCCCAGATGCCGTGGTTGATGGCCGACGACCTGCTCTTGGTCCACACCAGATCCGGGCTGAAGGCCAAACCGCTCACCGTCTTGGTGCTGCCATTGCCGGTGTAAAGCGCCACATCCATCGCGGTATTGCCCTTGAGGATGGTCGGCTCGGGGAGATTATGCGAGCACAGTGCTTTGTAGCCGGAGGGGGCGGTTGAGGAGAACGCCCTAGCGCCAAAGTTAGCGGCCCAAAGTGTTCCGTTATAACCTGTGACCATAAAGAAATAAGGTCCAGACGTTAAACCTGAATACGCCTGCCCCTGACTGGTTCCGTTTTTGTAAAACGTCAGAGTGCCATTGTCCGCATCAAATGCGACTCCGATGACATCGCCGGTTGTGTAACTTGCGCCATAAGTAACGGCGGCCGTATTGCCAGATTGTTTTTTGCCGTCGTTGACGTATCCGAAAGTGTTTGAATCACCAATGTTGCTGGTCAGGCTTGCCGCTGCGGTGCCTATACCGATGTACGCTGCGCCA